GGGGCAGAAGGCTCAACACCTTCGGCAGCCATGGATTGACTGACGAATTGATTTTTTCTTGTTTTAAGCAATCGCAATACAACCTCTGCGGCTGCTTTCCTTCGTTCAATTGGAAGACTCTCATTAGCCAGTTGGCCAGAAGCCTGTTCATAGGACTTTCTATCGTCATTGGACTGCGATCCCTCAAAACGAGGAACCATTTTCAAAACAAGATCGGCAATCGGTCTCAATTCATCCGCTGCGATTGATCCAGGTGTGTCTTTACCGACAAATGCTGCCGCCTTATCTACTAAACGACCAACTCCGCTCGCAGTCGCTTTTTCCAATGTGCCACCCGGCTTGATTGCGTTACCAATTTCAGTAATCGCCAAATCAATGTCTTTAGACATCTGAGCACGTTGTATCTTTGTCTTCTCAGCCAATGGAGACAGTTTTGCTTTGACTGGAGCACCTTCAGCACCAGTGACGGGTGTGGCAACAGGAGCGCCACCAGCTTGCATTTTTGATGGCAAAGCAATGAGGTTGCCATTGGCATCTGTTTGATACGTAACGCCTTGTCCTGCAAGACGCTCCTGCATGGCAAGACTTTGTTGCTGATAAGGCGTAATTCTTTGACTTGCCCCAGTGTTCAAGCCGGGAACTTGAGCAACAGTCCCTTCATACGGGTTATAAACATAGGCATTGTCTGAGCCATGAGGGAAATAAAGCTTGCCCTCATTTGCTTTCAGGAATTCCTTTGCGCCAAGAACTTGCTTCTGAAGGTATCTATTAAATGCTTGTGGGCCAGCGGCCTCTACAGCATCAACCTCTTGGTTTAACTGATCCAGAGTTATCCCGCGACTACGCATGTACTCGCCAATCACCGGGTCAGCAATATTTGCAGCGTTATATTGTCGCATCTGTTCTGGAGTCTTGACATATTGCTCAAGAGCGTCTTTAGATTGCGCTAGTTTGCTACCAAGCAGCTTGGATCGTGACTCCTGTGATTTGTTTTCCGCCTCAACTCTCTCAGCTTCAGACTTTAGCACCCCAGGAATTTGTCCGCCGAAGCCAGACCCGGCCAATTCGGCAGTCGCCTTTGACACATTAGGTCTGCCAGTTGTCGGATCATAAGCAGCGCTCAGCGCACGATTCAGAGCATTTTGAGACTCAACTCCACGTTGGGCTTCCTGCATCCGGAGCGCATTCATCTGCTGTTCTTGCTCCGCTCCCTTCAGTCTCATCACATTCGCAAGAATGTTCTGAGGGGGCTCCAACTCGTAGGTGGGCTTAAAGCTAAGAGCAATGTTTGGATTGATAGGCATGATTAGAGGTCGTATTGATAATCTGCGTTTCCTTGCACAGAGCCACCGCCGAACCCTTGTGACCCAGCGCCGGAGCTAAACATGCCCCCAAATGGGTTTCTGCCTGGAATAGCTGGCCTCATCATTTGATTGTATTGATAAGCATTGATGCCTTGGTTAAGGGCTCCAGCCAACGCATTTGCACCGCCCATATAGCCAGAAGCACGAGCAGCACCAGCGCCCATGTAAGCCTCACCAGCTTGATTAGCGTAGTTCTGGCCAGCAGTGCCAAGCGTGTTGGCAGATGTTTGTCCAGCACCCATCAACGATTGCAACGGGTTCAGTTGGTTAGCTCGATTGGTCTGGTAGCGGTTAAAGGCGTTCATGTACTCATCAGAAGCCTTATCTTGGCCATAGCGCGTTGCCGCCTTCAAAGCAGCCCCAGAGATCAAACCACCTCGCGCAGCCGCCTGACGATCCAATGCCTTCAGGCCCTCGCTCATGCGAAAGGCATAGCCGGGGTCTTGCTGGAAGTCTTGCATTCCAAAGTCACGGGTGTATTTGCCGGAGTCAGGACCGGATTGAAGGCCGAGATATTGAAGCAGTTTGTTCTGAGCAGAAAGTCCAGCCTCCCTGAAAGGAGCCTGTAGCTCAATGTTCTTGTCAAACATTTCCTTCTGCAAAGCCGCCGACTCACGAGCAGAATCAGCCTGCGTGTTAGCCGCTTTCCTGCTTGAGTCTTTTCCCATCAGGCCGCCTAAAAGCGCGCCACCAAGTGCTGCCCACATATCAACCCCCTATTAAGTTACTTCCCGCCCACTGACGCGGATATTGATCGATGCCGCAGTACCGGCAATGGTCGAGATGAATCCGCCAGGGTTGAGCACTTGCCCCACCAGCTCAGGAAAGGTGTATGTTTCGCCAGCTTGCAGCGTCTTGGTCTTGGCAATCAAGTTTTGATTCCCTGCGGTATCGCCATTGGTCACCAAGTTCACACTGATCGTTGCCGCCGATGCGCTGTAGTTGGTGGCAGTGAACTTATCAATGATGGTCGTGACGTTGGTGGCAGTGTACTGCGTTGTCTGTGAGGCTGCTGCAATTACAGCGGGGACTAGGTTTTTTACGGTGACGGTCATGATGTTCCTTTACAGATTGCCTTCTGAGACAGACGTGCCGGGAGTGCCTGCAAATCCGCAGCATCAACGCTATTATCAAACTGCTCCTGAATTTGGCGGTTTATTTTTTCTATTAAAGGCGCACCGTATTTTGTAGGCATCTCTAGTAGCGCCATATTCAGCGTGTTTAAGTCTTGCTCAGTAAATGTGAAGGTGAATTCTTTCATGTTACGTTCCAATCAAGCCGTGCGCTGTCAAGTCGTCAATGAGCGCTTTTACCCGTTCAGCAAGCTGTGCCGTTGTCACCGTTGAAGTTGCAAACGTAGTTCTAGTCGCAGTACCCGTGGCAGCACTCCAGCCTGTTGCGCGGGGGCCAACTACTTGGGTACTATTGATTCGGATGTTGTTGCTTGCCGCTGTTGAAGAAACGGAAAACCCAACTCTTTCCGTGCCACTAAAATTTACTCGAAGGATGTTTAGTGTTGCATCCAAAGACTGCGTAATGGTGTTAGACGTTTCCCAAGTAATGCCTTGCCCACGGGATACTTTTATTGCGTTTGTAGCCGTAGTTGCCGTACTAAAATCAATGCCGTAATTGCATTCTCCAGTAATTACTAATCTTGCTTCTGTATTAACATTTCCAAGATTAACACCGAGTTGTTCAGTACCCCCGTTAATAAACTTTAACCGGTTGTCTGCCGCCCCCAAAGACTGTATCTCTATTACCCCGGTGTTTTCTAACTGTATTTTTTGCGCCCGCCCGAGTCGAATTGCTGTAGCGCCAAAGGTTGCAGAAGAAAAATCAATACCAACGACTATATTTGAGGCGTTAGAAAACACAATACCATAAGTTCCAGTATTGCGCAGCGTAATACCGCCAATTATTGCACTATCAACGACAACCCCAAAATTAAAGTTGCCGACATCCCCCGTCATGTTTCGACCGACTATTCGAACGCCTGCGTAAGCCTCACAAGCGGCATTGCCGACCCCCGTAACACCCTGTCCAGTGACGACATCAACGCCGATTCGGTTATTTGTTGCGTCTGTTCCGTTTGCAAAAACATTGACTTCAAGCCCAACAGTCCCGCTAGAAGAGTTGGCAAGATTAGTTAAGTCTCGCACTTCTGACACGGCACCCCACGTAGGGCCGCTAGCGGCCTTAATACCTTGAGCATAAACACCAACATTGTTGCCAGCCGAGGCTTGGTTATATACTCGGCCAACAATTGCCCATTCGTAGTTAGTATTTCCTGCACTAATATATGTATCCGCTCTCAACGCCGATGACACATATCCTTCAGTGCCGCCAGAATGGTTTGCCTGTCTTCTGACATGTACCGTTGAAAACTCATCGACCTGTGTGTTTGCTTGAACGTACCTATCGCCTGCGCTTGTTTCATAAAATACAGATGTAGAACCGAACGCGCCGGTGGCGTTTGCACCTTTTTCAAGATAAAAAATGGTGCTCCCAGTGGTAGGGGCCGTGTTTAGCAAATATGTACCCGCAGGGATAAGAACGCTTTGCGAAGCCGTTGCAGCGGCAGTAAAGGCCGCCGTGTCGTCGGTAACACCATCACCAACCGCGCCGAAATCTTTAACTGAAACACTTTCCCGCAACTTTGCTTGAACGGTCGTGGCAACAGCCCCAGTGCCGCCCTGCGTGTAGCCAATCAAGCCAGCCCCACCAGATGCCGCCAGGGTGGCCAACGGGTTAGAGGACGTGCCAGAGGATGCCGCTGTGATGCTATCCACACTCCAGATCAGAACATCGGTTGCGCTATACAACGCCAACTTATAGTAAGCATCAGCCGCCAGCCATACAGAAGCCTCACCACGCGAATCAAGAATGATAGGGTTGGTATTGGCCGAGGTGTTGGTGGAATCGGTGTAGGTGGCCAATGGCGAGGTGGTGCCTGCCGTGTAGCTGTACAGCTTGCCACCGACCAACGGATTGCCATTGGCATCGAAGAATTGCAGCTTAGGGGATGGGCTAAGGATGGCCATATTTAACCTGTTGTGATGTTGACCTTAATGGCGGTCAGAACGACTGAATAGGTTGCTGGAATGGCAGGAGGACCAGTCACAGCCGCATAATATGCGAGCGTTGTCGTGACTGTGGTTGGCAACCAAACCAACTCTAAATAATCACCAGCCGCCATTGTAAGAAAGAAGTTCCATCCAGCAATAATGTGGCCGTCAATTGCACCATGCTTCGCCGGAATTGAAACTCTTCCGTTTGATCCGACTACATCAACCCCGTTAACCCGCAACCAGATGTTGATATCCTGCGTGTTTGCATCGGATGTTTTAGCTTGAACACTAAACTGAAAGTTGAACGTCCCAGCTTCACTTACATAAATGCGCGAAGTGGGGGTGCCTCGGTATATGCCTTTGGCTTGATCAATCGTATCAAACGTGATCAATGTCGGCGTGGTGGTTGAGCCCGTCTGTGTTGTTGTATCAAAGAACGACCCGTACGGAATCGGATGAATTTCCAACGGCTCAGGTGCAACCTTTAAAGCATCAATGTCTGATTGAAGTTCACCAATCACAGCGTTCTGATACGACAACTGAGCTTGGTCGTACAGATTGTTCAGATCCCCAACATTCGGCACATAGGACAATGCAGCTTGTGAGTAGGAGTCGTTCAGGTCGCCAAAATCCACCTGCGCTTGTGGCACCAATTGCAAGTCAACAACGCTTGTGTCACTCGTTCCGCTACCGGTAATCTGAAACAGGTTCAGTAGGAATCGATACCACTCACGCGAGATTAGCCCGGTGCGCTCATCAATGAACGGCACTCGTTGTGGTGGTATGTTAGTGATGTTAGGCATTTGTGCCTGCCGCTGATAGCTCTGCGCCCATAATCATCACCTTCACAGGATCGGTGCCTGATATCTCATACACCCGGTCTCGCAGCTTCACAGTCATGCCAAGACGGCGCCAGTACACACGTTTCTTGTACTCCCCATAAGCACCCGTGCCTGTCCAGTGCTCATTTGACCAAGTATGGCCGCCGTCGTCTGACCATCGGAGCATCACTTGGGGTTCGCCGCTAAGTGATAGAGGGTCTACCTCTTGCACTAAGTAAGAGCCATCTTCAGCGGTGAGCAACTCAAACGCCTCCGTTAACAGTCCATTGTTAAGCTGAGGATCGAAGAACGCGCCTGTCTCGCAATCAAGTTGCAAGCTGTGGTGAACAGTACGCTTTAGGGTGTTCTGTCCAGTAGGGATAGCTCGCCACGAGCGAAGCCACTTCTGCACGTTGCCGCCGTCTGCGAACACTTCCATGTCAAACGCATAGATGTCGGCAGTCTCAAAGTCGCCAACAATGATCTCATTGTTAAACGCCGCTTGGCAGTTGCTACGGTGCCTGGTGAACGAGCCACTATCAAACCCGGCCCGCTCATGCCAGGCTTGCGTGGATACGTCATACACCCATGTCTTGCCTGCCGTTGGGAACGTCAGCACATAAAAGGAATGGCCGTCTTGTTGGTAGGTGTAGGCAATGGCATCAGAGATGGTGCCGTACTGCTGAATCTGCCACTCAACAGCGTGAGTGCTGATCCGCTGGCCGGTGTATCCGTTGGCCCGGTACACCATACCTTGCCCACGGGCATCAGCAGCAAGCCAGAACAAACCGTTGTCCAGCTTGGCAACGGAGTAGGTGGCAGCACAGCCAATCTCGTTGAAAGCGCCTTGAATACGCGCCAGTGGAAAATCAGCACCGCCAGAGTTGTACCAGACCTCAACCGAGTTGGAGCCAAACAGCCAAACTTCTCGGTGGTCAATGATCATGGACACCAAGCCGTCAGGAGACCCCTCAGCACTGGCAAAGTCCAACGGATCAACGGCGGTGCCATCTAGCAGGCTGGTGACCCATACAAGCTGTGAATTGGGCTGGGTGAATACAAAGTACCCATCCAAATATCCAACCGTCACAGCACCTGGAAAGTCAGGGTCGGTGATCTGTGCGAAGACGTTGGTATTGACGTTGTAGATGTAGCTTGGCCCATTGCAAGCGATAAAAAGCTGAGTCCCATTGTCTGCCATGCTCACAGGGCCAGAGCCCGATACAGAGCCGATCAATGTAGGCACATAGGACGTACTGATCTTGTACAACTGCGTACCAGAGACAGCATACAAACTGCCGCCATAAGACCATAAGCCACGGATAGGGCCAGTACCTACAAAAGCCAATGTTCGCAACCCTGGAGCGCGTTGCAAGAATCCAGCTTCTTTGCCACCTTCTGGGACGACCTCCGGGTACAGATTGATCATGCGGTTATCTGCCGCATTGACCGATCTTGCTACATAGGCTGATCCAAGGATGGGGGTTTTCACTTAAAAATTTCCACTGTAGACGTTGTACCGCTGCCTCGTCGCCACAATCGCATAGGGCAAGCTCATAATGTCGTCAGGGTTGTTGATCCGCTTCAGATTTCGCTTGGACGTCATGGCAACCCGGGCCACTGTTGGCGAAGGCTCAACGCCAAACTCAGGCGCAAACTCACACGCCAAGTTGTACCTAAACGCCCTCAAATAGCCAGGCGGCAAGTAGAGCTGTGTGGCCAGCGTGACAGGCTGAACAATCTCATCCACAGAGACAAAGTGCCATTCCAAATCCCGTGTGGGCTTCGGATAGATCGTCATCTGGATGTTTGGATACTCCATGTTTACCCACATCACTTGTGGATAAGTGGAGGTCACCGTCTTCACAGCAATACCGTTGTACTGCTGCTGGTTGATCATTTTGATGCCGAACGACACGTTTGTCGTTGGATCGCGGAAATAAGTAGAGTCCTCAAGCAACACAGGACGGTTGCCAACAAAGTCACCCGTTGGGCCGAGTGTTCTAGAGATCTGATCCGCAGGCCAAGTGAACACTTGATCCTGGGTGTTGTAGATCATCAGCTTTTCAGTGTTCCACGAATCAATCATTTGATTCATGGCAAGAAGTGCGTCTTGAGACGTTTCAGCAGAGGGTACTTCTCCTTCTGCGATCTGGCCAATCAGCCGGAGAGCACCATCAATAATATCGCCAGCCGTTGCCATTCATCACTCTCCTTGCGCGATCACTCGCGGGGGTCTGCCTCGTCGCTTAACTTCCAGTTCATTCACGGGAGCCGCAACTTCAGACAAAGAAGGCGTGTCAATATTATAACGCACCCATCCGTTTCGTTTATCTTGTTCCGCTTCAAGATCAAGACTTGCGATCTTACTGCCGTGGATTGGATGTCTGAGAAAGATCATTGTCATAATTAAATTCCCCACACCATTGCTGGCATGGGGCTTACTACATTAAGCAGCGCGGTACAAAGTCCAAGAACCGTCGCCGGTCTTACGGGCAATATAACGAGCAGACGAAGTAACGGCAACAGTAGCACTTCCGACCAGTGTCCAGCCGGTACCGGCAACAACAGTTACAGCGCCAGTGCTGGTGCCAGTGTTGATGATAACAATTTCAAAAGCCGAATCAACTTTGGCATTGCCAACAACTGCTTCAACAGCAGCAACGGAAGGCAAGGTGTAAGAAGCTGCGGTAGTGCCATTGCCACCAACCAAAATGCCGCCGGTTACTTGTACTGCGGTCAGCGTAGCGGTAGCCGTAGCGGTTTGTGGTGCAGTTTGGGCAAACATTTGGACTTCACTGACGTTGCCGTCGCCAATTTGATAACCGCCACCAACTGAAGGGAGAGCCATGATATTTTCCTTAAAAGAGTTACATAAAGGGGCCGAAGCCCCTCAAACAAGTTAGCCCCAGAGACGGCAAGCCATCGCAGGACGAATGACCTTATAGCCGTACAAAACGTCGATACGGCAAGGCATACGGTCATTGTTGATGTCGTATTGACGAACAATACGCATCGAGATGCCGTTGTGAACTTGACGCGAGGCCATGTCAACACCTTGAGGCATCAACAGATCGGCCGTAGCAAAGGTGATCGCATCTTTGTGATACACCAGGTTCTGCGGGTAAACAGCGGAGGCACCCCCAACGAAGGTTACAGTCGCGCCGTTTGCTGGGAAAGTATCCACAGTAGCCAGCGCGTTGGAGGCCGTGTAAATGGCGGGGCTAACCGACACGGTAGCAGCACCGCCAGCCGTTGCGGTCGCGGGAGCAGTTACCACAAATTGTAGCAGCGAGCCGGTTGATTCACGGGTTTGTGGGTTGACTGCAAAACAACCAGCAACGGTAAACACTTCACCTTGAGCAATAGTGGCATTGGCCCCCAAGCCGGTCAGGGGAATGGAAGTCGCGCCTTGCGCAGTAACAGCAGCCGAAGTGGTGCCGTTGGTGCGTGTTCCAGTGGTAAACACCTTGATAGACTGAGACATGTTGATCTCGTCAAAGCCCAACACGCCAGTGCCCATCATGCCGTTCTTGAACTGCTTGCTGATGGTGTCGGTAGGATTGAACAGACCCTTCATGCCTTCAACCAGGTTAGCGTTGGCGGCTGGGTTGACGGTGGCATAACGGGGGCTCATACCGGCAGCGTTTTCGTTCAGCTTTTGCTGGGCTTGCAGCAAAACCAAAGAGGCGCCAGGGGTCGTGCCAGGAGTGCCAACGGAGGAATAGATATCACGATAAGCATTGGCAACATCAGCATCAATTGAAGCAGCCAGTTGGCTAACGCGAGGCTTGAGAACACGTTCTGCGAAGTCATCCAATTGCATGGTGAGTTCGGCAGAGGTGAAGTTCACGCCAATGTGCTTTTGCGAAGCAACAGTCAAGGTCGTGGATTGCTCGTTGTCGTCCTGAACTTGCAGAGCGGCACCGTCCGTCACCAAAGCGCGGTCAGGCAGGCGAATACGCAGGGTGGAACCGATCTTGGCACCTTCAACTGCGAAACTATCGTCATCACAATGTTTGATGCGGATCGTTACTCCACATCCCTCTCTCGAGGCCCTAGCTTTCACTAGGGGTCAGACTATATCTTCAAACATTCCGCCAAATTCGGCCTGAACGGATCATTGAAACCAATGATGCTGTTACGCCGTACTTAGCGCCGATTTCTCGGTGCAGGCCAACTTCGCTACGAATCGCTTTTACTTTTTCAGCGTTTAACTTCGCATGGCTATTTTTTTCGCCATGCGCTTGACGTTTTTTGGCAACCATGTCGGCCATATTGTCGTCAAAAGTCCCAGAGAACAAATGTCCCGGATTGACACACTTGCGGTTATCGCACTTGTGCAAAACAAAGTCTGTTGCAACACCATTAGCCAATTCATAGGCTACGCGGTGCGCGTAAGCAGTCTTTCCGTCTTTGTGGAACTGACCATAGCCATTAGGCATGATGCACCCAGTCCACTCATGACACCCGTTCTTGTTAATGCTTACTTTTTCAAAAAATCGTTCGCTAATTGGTCGCTTCATGCTTGCCCCGCATTTCGCTCCCACTTGGGAGCTACGCCTTTCGGCTAGTCGTTGAACCTTCATCATATCACTGTTAATGATAAGACGCTTGGCTGCTGATTGCCCAATCATCACGATTTTCAGACCTTCACGCTTGCTGTTTCCGGCTACGTTGTGGTTCATGATGCTTAAGGGGTTTCCAGCAATTAACGGGGTTTAGCGTCAGCTAGACTTGATGTTTACTGACGGTTAACGTTACGGGTAAGAACCAGATTGTTCTCCAGGATTTGGAGAGCTTTCCGGGTGATCATGTCGATCGTTAAGATTGAATTGGACACGGTATATTTCCTTAGGAAGAAGTTAAATTAACGGTTTCGTGCTTCCAACCTTTTCCGTTCACGCATGTTTTCAGCTTCAATCCACTGGCTGGCCGTCATAGTTTTAGTAGAGCGGGGATCAGTAGTATCGTAAGCAGGACTGCCAGTTGTACGGGCAGTAACAGGCGTAATCGGCGTTGGTGCGCTTGAAGTTTTCTTGACGGGAGGATTATCAGCCAACTTGGCTTCGATCTTCCCAATTTCCTTAGCTTGCACATAAGGCGTAAGTTTGGAAATACGTTCAGCTTCCTTTGGATTGGTTCCCAAGAAGTAAGCTACTTCAGGGCCAATGTCAGAGGATTGAATTGCTTCAGCCATCACGTTGGTGATTGGAAGACTCGGGTTGTATGCGACTTGTTCAAAGTCATCATACTTAGATCGAACCTCTTCTTCACGGTCGTGATAAGCACTCAGCACTTCTTGCTGTTGCCGCTTTGCTTCCCGGTCACGAAGCAGTTCTTCAGCCTTACGCAATGCCAGTGCTTCGGCATATGCGTCAACTGATTCAAACTGATCCGCTGAAGGAAGATTGGCGGGGGTTTGTGGCGCTTGCGACTGTACTGCCCGCTGCGCTTGTTCCCTTTCCCACTTACGTTGCTCACGAGCAAGCCTCTTACCAATGGCCGCATCAAGCTCTTCTTGGGTGAAGGTCTTGCTGGCTTCCGCTGGCTTTTCTTCCGGCTGAATAACTTCAGACTCTGGCGCTGCCGTAGCTTCCAGTTCTGGCGCGGGCACTTCCGCTGGGATTTGAACTTCTTCGGTCATTTGTGAATCCTTAGATTCCCTGATGAATCGCACCAGTACGGGGTTAGTTTACTACTTATTTTATCCAAACTGCGTTTCAATGCGTTTGGTGATCTGACAGTTCTGCATATAGCCAGCGGTGTTTAAATATCCGGCCACTTTGATTCGCATTTGTATCCCGTCCCCACCTGCGGATGTCGCAGATTCTGTCGTGCCGTTCCAGAACACTGCGGTCACAGTGAATGGGTTGTCACCAACAGCCGAGGTCTGTGAATAAGCGATTGTGTATGAAGTGCCGGTATTGAACACGGTAACGATGCCGTATGAGATGGACGAATCGTTGTTGGTTGAAGCATTGGTCATGCCGCTAACAACAACGTCATATACGGAAGCGGTCAGTGTTTGATTGCTCGTGTTCTTTGTTGGGTTGATGCCAGTGTTAACGATTGCGGTCGTGCCGGACGTGCTCGTAACTTGATAGTTAGAGCCCGTTTGATTTATGACCCGGCTCGGCATTTTTGGATCGAACCTTGTTCGCACAGAGCCGTCGTTTACGTGAGCGCCTTTGTTTACCGCAGATGCTCCAGCAATCAAGAACCGCCCAGTGCTGCCACCCTTCTGATCTACACGAATCTTTAATTTGCTAGTGTTCACAGTAGACAAGAATGGGATTGTCACAAGTGCCCATCGGCCATTACAGGTGATCTGGTTTGCGTTGTAACCAAGCCATGCGACTGTTGCGGTGATCACGCCTTCGTCAAAGACGTACAAATTGAAATCTGCGCCTTCTTCAATTTGGCAGAAAATATCAAGCTGAACCGCGTTTCCTATGTTAACTGTAAGCGGGATATCGACGTATTCGCTGTATCCGGCGCAGGCCATGTAGCCGTATGGCGTGTCGTAATGCGCCAATCCCGTTTCTTTTGACTGCGATTGGTACAGGCTTGTTGGGTACGCCGGATTTAGAACGTCGTTCTGGTAATCGGCGTTAACGATAAATGGCGGCTGGCTCCCAAATGTCCTGACGTAAAAATAAGGCGTGACATTGTTAAGGAAATCGCTGCCGTAACTTATAACGCCGGTGTAATCAATAAATGTCACTGGAACTTGGCGCATCAGCTCTTCGCGAACAGTCAGTAAGCAATTTGCTGCGCCTGTCACAACGATATCATCAGTAGCCAATGGCGACATCCAGAAGTTATCGCGCACGGTTAACGAAGTGTCCGATGAACACTCCATCCGAACAACAAACGAGCCCCCATTGCTTTCAAAATAGTTGCGCTCAATCACAACATTTGCCAAGTTGCCGCCTATTACCTCCGGGGTCTGAATGCGGATCGCATTTGGCTGGCCCTCAAGCATGTTGTCAGCAATGTAGACTGGGCCATTGAATGCCCCCCAAATCCCACCAAGCAAATTTTGCTCTAGGTTGTTGCCTACGATTCGTGCACCAAAAATGTTGCCGTAATCAGCAAGCAGCGCATAGTTGCAACTGGTGAAATGGTTGTTTTCAATTACAAGCGTTGCAAGCGCAGAAGCAACCCCGCGAGATGGAATACGTACGGCAGAATTTAGAAAAACGCCTGTGCAATTTCTAATGACAACAGGACGATCTGGGCCATCCGCTTTTGATGTAAATACAAACCCATCGATCGCGTTTGTCGCGGTCTCAGGTCGAATTGAAATGCCATCAATAGTCCAGCACCCGACCGCTGGCGTTAGACGAGACCCTCCAAGATCGAAAGCTCTGGAGATGCCGCTTTTTGGTACGACATGCCCCTTTTTGTCATAGTCAACGCGGCAGCCAGAAAATCCGAAAATCCTGACGTCACCCCTTGTGAATACAATTGGCGCAGTGATTAGATAATTCTCTCTACTGTTAGGAATGCACAAACTTGACAAATTTTCTGCATCACAAGCATTAGCAGCAGCTTGGAAAGCTGACGTGTTGTTTGTGCCAGTTAATGTGCCAAAGTCAAAATCCCCGACAGCCCCAAAGTCCTTGACGCTAACAAACTCCCGCAACTTGCTCTGTACGGTAGTAACCACTGCCCCCACCCCAGCAGGCGTGTAGGCAGCAGCAGCCCCCAGGCTGGCAGCACTGACCTTAACGGTAGCCCCAGACTGCACCACAGGCACCACCTCGGTGCCCGCAAGCGGCAAAGTGGCCGACGTAAGTTGGGAGATTTTCTTGTCAGCCATGTTTTTTCCAGTTATTCAGCAGGAAACCAGTTGGGGTCATAGGGTTCAACCGTGTAACCGGTAACGCCTACCAAAAGACTGTCAGCAGGCTTTGCAAACACCCAAGAACCTTGTAGCGTTTCTTGCGCTACCGCCCAAGCCGTTGTGTAGCCTGTGCTCAAGTTTTTATCTTGTGTTGCGGCATTTGTGCCAAAGATCGGGAAGTGCCTAAAATTGGCATCTTCCTGCACAGCCTCTTCAGTCGTCAGAGCGGCTTTATCCACCACTTGGCCGGTTGATACATCCATCAAATCTGGCGAACCCACGGCCTTGAGCATGTTGGCGTAAACAACTTCAAGCGTTTCTTTTGCAACTGCTTCCGTTGTAAACACTAAGTAGTCCATGATTAAACAGTGGGTGGGGTTGATTTGTATGGGTGACCAACTGGCAGGTTAGCTTCCAAGCCCCACTTCCAGGCCAGGTAGCCTTCGAGTTTTTGGCGGTCGGCGATGGAAACAGCGGTTGTAGTAATCAGTAATTCACCAGCATAGCCGTTATAAAACTCTGCAGTTCCATTCACACTTCCAATAAACAGTGTCGAAACTGATGGAAGAGCCACGTCGATACTGGAAGTGGACCCTTGTTGAACGCCATTCCAAAATGATGTTTTGCTAACCCCACGTTGCCGATGGTAAGACGCAATGCCGTAGGTATTGTTAACAAAACCGTTTGCGGGGTTGTCGATAGTGCTTACTCCACCGTCATTCGACAAAGCGGAATGAAGTCCGTATGGATAGACACAATATATTGGTCCTGATTGCCAGCGGAATAAGCTGTTGGTTATGCCGGTGCGTTGCGTTACAGCAATCAAAGAAATATCGTTGCCGGATAGCGGTAGCGGCGCAGACAACGTGTAGCTGGTCCCGTTGAATTGTAGCGCGGGTTTCCCGTTGAAATCCGAAAGGTATAAAGGCTGGTTTGCCGCCGTCGCCTGCGTAGCATGTCGGTTGTTGCCCGACTTATCGTTCCACTGGCTTACGTTTGAGCCATTCAACGTAATGCTCGCCGTATCTTCAGCATCCAGCCAAAGCGCCGTGGTGAGCTGTGCAGGAGTCCAAACTCCGCTGGGGTTTCTTGACCCAAGAGTGGGATAGGAACGTAGGCCAATGCCTAATCCGTTCCTGACCGGAATTCCCCAGCTCATCGAATATTGATCGGCTTGGCGTACAGAGTGCCCCCAGCCGAAATTTGAACCGCACTAACAACCCAACGCCCACCAGTGCCCGCAACGCCAGTTGATGGGTTAGGCACATTGAACGGAACAGGCGTGTTGGCGGGGATTGGCGTATCAGCCGTAGTGGCCGTCACACCTTCACCAACTCGGATAAAGGCATCCGATGTAGACCAAATTAAAACCCCCTGGGGGCCAGGAGGCCATTCCAACGTGGTTCCAGCCGTACCCGTATACGCTACGCTCTTTGCGCCATACGACGCATCCATGCAAGGTCGAAGAAGTTCCATTTTTTACCTCACGCCAGAAAGCGTAGTTTATAAAGCGTAGACAAGTACAACGCAATAATTTCATCAATGATATTGTGCAACGGAGTACAGTCTTTATCCACAATTTTATACCGCTCCGCCTCAATCTCGTCCATCTGAGCCTGCAAGAATTCAACAATGTTGGTCGTCTTCTTGGCAGACATCAACGAGATAGACCCCATCAAGCCATACTTGCCCTGGTAGGCCTCAGCAAAGCTATCAGCCAGCCCAACAATCTCTTCATAGAAGCCTTGCAGAGCCATGTGCTTTGAGAAGCTGCGCGTGTTCAGATGAATTGAATGGGCCACATCCCGCCCCAAGAATAACATCCCAACAAAATCACATGCCTTCATTTTGCATTCCTTGTTGTGGCATTTGCTCAGGCATCTCTTCGCCCATAGACTCACGGCTTGGCATCTGGCCAATCAAATCGCCAGTGTCCATCGCCGCAGCAATCGTGCCCATCACAATATCCTGAATTTGCTCAGGTGACATACCCGCTTGCACAGCACTGATACGCTGCGTCTCGGCCTGGTACGCCTTCACCTGAGAATCAAACTCCTTGATTGCAATATCACGCGCTTCCATAGACTTGGACACGTTCTGAAGCATCTGATGCATCTGCTCCATCTCCTTGCCCATTGCCTCCATCTGCTGATTCGCAGCCTGCAAAGCAGGGTCGTCCTGATCCGAAAGCAGTTTGGGATCAATCGTCTTCTTCAATCGCTCGGCCATCTCATTCGCGCCAGGCCAATCCATGTTTTTGACAAACAAGTCGCCAGCCACAGCCCACAACTCAGGATTGCCCTGAAGAATCTGGCTCATCGCCTCCATAGACTCTTGGCGCTTGGTCATGTAACTCGGACCAGTCGTAACGCAAACATCATATTTGCCAACGCCAGGGTTGTAGATCTTCTCGATCACAATCCCATTTTGGTCCTGAATTTTCTTAACAGGCATCGGCTGCGTTGGATCAATCTTTGCCATCTTGGTTTCACCATCGATGCCAATAATCCGAGCAATTCGCTGTGTATCATAAATCTTTGGTGCAAGATCAATGATCTGCCGTCCGATGTATCTGACCGCACGGGAGTAGTTGTCAACGAAGTGATATGTTCCCGTATCGCCTTGCTTCTCACGGGCCAAAATAGCCCGTCCAGATCGCTCGTTAGACGTGGCACCCAAACTCGCGTCATATTGCCCCGTTGTGGACTTAATGTCCTCCGAAGCCCCCATCTTGGCTTGAATAAGGCCTGTCTGGGCCATTGGAGGCTGGGCACGTTGAGGAAGGGGCAAGACCGCTCCCTGACCGTCCGTAACGTCCGGGTTGACTTCCAAGTACGGCCAGTTTTGCGTGTTGGCCGTCTTCCACTGGTTCTCATAACCCTCAAACTGGCCACCATACCCAATAAACGGAGCTTTGGGAGCCAAAGCCAACATCTCGGCCTCTTGGCTCACCCAGTAGTTGTACATCCGCTGTGCATCCTTGGCGTTACGTACCAAGCCAGACACATACAGCCGACCATCCACCTCAAATTCATTGCCAACCACGCGCACCACAGGGATGTACTTCCCCGCCCAGTCACGCTCTTCCAAAATCTCGTAACCGTTGATCTTGCACCACTTCACGCGCTGTGCATCCACCTGACGGGTGCGAATAGGCTTCATGCCCATCGCTTTCATCTCTTTATCTTGCGGATCGCCAGCAAATGCTGACACATTCCCGTGGTACAGGTTCAGAGTCTTCTTCTCATGCTCAATGTAGAAGTACTCAGCAATCCGAACAGTGTCCTCATTGACCCACTGAGACAACGACTGATCCCCCACCCCCAACGTCTGCAAAGTGGAGATAGGATTGGCATCCGGGAACATGCGCTCGTAATCTTCCTTGAGGATGTCCTCAGTAATGAAGCACCACTTGGCATCAGACCCACATGGATCCTGAATCGTCGGATCCATGTACACCGAGAACCCATTCCTCACCCGGCCAATCTTGATGTCCTGGTCAAACGAGTTCTCGTCGCAATACTCCGTCAACAGCCGGATGTAGCCCTCACCATACACAACCTGGTTTTCACAAGCAGTGTCATACGCCACATCAGCGTCAGAGATGTACTCAATATGACGCACCAGCCCGTCATAAATCTCAGCCATCTCAGGATCGGCTTGATCATCCACCGGAATGACCTTGATTGATGGCCGATTCTGGCGCTGATCATTCGTTACCTGACGCACATGCTGAGGCAGCTTGTTCATCGTCAGGCAAGGCCGAGCATTGATCGTCTGACCTTGCACCGCCCCACGAGTCGCCAACACATCAGCCGGCCACTGCCAATGATTATCAGGGGAGCCAGCAAAGAACCTCAGGTCGTCCAGCTCGTCTTCACGGCTTTCTGAATACGCCGAGATCGCCATGTTAAGCCGAGCCCGAGCAGCAGCCAGAATGTCAGAATCTGACTTGCCGCTAGTCTTCTTCTCATTGGTAACCGATCCCGCCGCAGTCAGTTCACCCATGTGTTATTTACCCTTTTTGGCAGCAGGCTTGGTCGCCATGATTACACGCAGTGAATCAACGCAAAGTTGATTACCACAGCTTCAGCCAATGCCGTAGCAGCGGTAATGTTACGCAGCGTAATTGAAGCAGTACCAGCACTCAAGCTGTTCACCCAGCAGTTGTACGATTCAATCGTCGCACCAGAACTGATCGTCACAATCAACGTGTCATTGGCGCTGATAAAGCTGTTATTCAGCGTGAACGAAACGTTAGTCTGAGCGGCCAGCGAGGCAGCATTCAGCGTGATACGACCAGCAGACTTGTTCAGCGTCACAGCAGTTGATTTGCTGGTTGCTTGAGTCACAGTGCCCTGAGCCGCCGCCGTATAGCCCAACTCACCATTGGAATATACGCTGGAACCAACAACCGTTGAAGGTGTTACGGCACCAATAGGTGTAGCGTCAATCGAGCCGCCAGAAATCGCTTGGTCGCTAAACGCAACACCAATTGCAAGAGTATTAGGCATTTTAAGATCCCATCCAAGAGTTAGTAACGCCGCCACGGCCAGAACTACTCACTCGACGCACGTTTTTAGGATTGTACTCCCTACTTGCCACAGGATAAGCAAAAGTTACCGCCAAAGCATCCGCCGCATCAGGAGAAGCCAATCCCCGGGCCTTCATCTCCTTCTTCCCTTCCAAAAATATCGTCCCAGACGAGTCCGGCTTCTTCATCGGCCCCAGCAAATCAGACCTCAACGCCCTATCTACCGGTATTGAAGCCGTTTTTAACCAATCCCGCATTGCACCCCACATTTCCGCCCGTTTGTTACCAAACATTACCGGATTCTTAGCCTTCCAACCAAAGTTCACGCCCCTGACCTTGTACCTCTGCTCCGTCAGCCTATCCAACACCCCATACCCCAACCCACCCTCATCTATCACCACCATCGTGGGCTTGTACTCCTCAATCACCTCAATCACATGCCCCACCGTCACCATCGTATCGTCCCCCTTATAGCGACGAATCTCCACAATGTCCCGACCCTGCCTCACCACAATGACAGTTGAATCCATCCCCCCACGCGCCGGATCCACACCAATCACTATCGGCGCACTCTGATCCTTGTACCTAGGCCTATTCGCAGCCTCATCAATCACCACAGGCGAAATGAACTGATCCTCACCAGCCGCAGGGAACTCCCCATACACCTCCACCCGCGCCTGAATCGAGTCCTCACCATATTCCTCAATGATCTGCTCATAAACCGCCTTGTCAGTCCCCTCCACCGACCGCGCATCAATAACCTTCGTGCGCCAAAAGTCCCTCTTCGCCCCAAAACACTCAAAAAAGTACCCCACATTACGCCGAGGATTCGAAAACGCCAACCAAAACCGATTAGGCGTGTTTTCCGTGAAAAAACCCGTCGCCACAGACCAAATAGCATCATCAATACCCGACGCCTCATCAAAAATCACCATCACACCATCAAAGTTGTGGACCCCAGCGTACGCGTCCGGGTTCTCAGCACTCCACAACCGACCCTCAATACCCCAATACCTCGTCCCCTTCTTCAAATCCTTCTCAACCAGCTCCGTTAACCACTTCGCAGGCAAAACCCGCGTCGCACTAATCTCAAACCAATGCGAATTCAACCCCATCGCTAACCACTTCGTAATCTCAGCCCATGTCACCGACCTAAGCTGCGGCTCACTATTGGCCGAAATGATCGTCGTGGACCCTATCCGCGTCGACAACATCCAAATCACAATCCACGACACCAACGCCGACTTGCCAATCCCCCGACCCGAGCTGATCGCCTGCCTCAACACCTTGTACGCAATGTCGTCCTCACTCTCGTGAGGCTGCTTGGCATCCGTCAGCGCCTTGTTCGCCTTGATGTGCTCCGCCATATCACTAAGCACCTCCCTTTGCCACTTCCTAGGCCCCTTAAACCGCTCCAGCGGCGTGCCCTTCTCTCCCCATGGAAACGCATACATCACAAACGCCAATGGGTTGTCCTTGATCTGGGGGCTCCAGATAAGTGACATCAGCTCCTGCTCTTCTTTTGGCTTGTAGATGGGGGTTTGCATAATTGATAAGATGGTGTGGAATGTAAACAGTTTAACTAAGGAAACTCATGGAACCAACATTGATGCTAGGCGACTGCCTGGAAGTCTTGCGTACCCTTCCCGACAATAGCGTGGACTCAGTAGTCACCGACCCACCCTATGGCCTCAGCTTCATGGGCAAGAAATGGGACTACGACGTGCCCGCCTCCGAAGTATGGGCCGAGTGCATGCGAGTCCTCAAACCCGGCGGCCACCTGCTGGCGTTTGCCGGAACCCGCACCCAGCACCGCATGGCAGTGCGCATCGAAGACGCCGGGTTTGAGATCCGCGACATGATCGCTTGGGTGTACGGGTCGGGGTTTCCGAAGTCGCACAACCTGAAAGATGAATGGCAAGGCTGGGGCACAGCCCTAAAGCCCGCCCTAGAACCAATCACCGTGGCCCGCAAGCCATTCACCGGAACCGTGGCCGCAAACGTGCTGGCGCATGGGACTGGGGCGATTAATGTGGATGGGTGCAGGGTGGGGACGGATGAAAAGCTGGGCCGAATCAATAACCAAGCGGCCACATGGGGCACCTATGGCGGCGGACCAAATAGGGCGGCACTTGGCGAGGTTTCCGGCCGCTGGCCCGCCAACCTGATCCACGATGGCGGTGAGTTCCTAGGCGAACAAGCCCGCTTCTTCTACTGCGCCAAAGCCAGCAAGAAGGATCGGGATGAGGGCAACATCCACCCCACCGTCAAACCCACCGACCTAATGCGCTACCTCTGTCGCCTAGTCACTCCACCAAGGGGGGTTGTCCTAGACCCATTCATGGGAAGTGGCAGCACCGGTAAAGCAGCCAAGCTTGAAGGCTTTCAGTTCATAGGCATCGAGCGTGAAGCTGAGTACCTGGAAATCGCTAAGGCTCGGATTGAGGGGGTAGGAGCAGGATAAAAAAGATAAAACGCAGGATAAAAATAAAATTTTGTGTGGGGGATGGCCTCCACAAGGCCCGATGTGCAGGGCCCTACCCCCCCCTCTCGATTCTCAAACAAGCATAGGCACAGCAGGCATGGGTCTATGCGTGGCGTGCATGAGGTAGGGAGGCTAGCTGTATGGAGGGCAATCGTGGGTACTTTTGCTTTGTCAAGTGCACACCTAGTGTTTCCCCTAGTGTTCTTTTGCAAAAGGATCGTTTACATTGGAGTCACTGCGCAACACGACATCCGAACCGCGCAGCAACCTAAAGGAAATGATCATGCTGCACTACGCCAACCGCACATACGCGAAAAACTCCAACGAAATGATGGAGTCTCTGTTCACTGGACCAACAACACCTAACGGGTTCTACAAAAAACGTGAGAATGGTTGGCTGTTGCTTGATATGCAAGAGCGCCCAATTGCGTTTGTGGTTGCCAATCCAAAGCAAGGCTACTTTGCGGTAACCGCATGGCGTGCCGAAAACGGTCGAGTTCGCTACATGAGCGCATTGGACTCAATCACACATGCACGCATAGGACTTGAAGGCCTTTCATATTCAGCCGAGAGAGCATGTGCCGAGCAAGCTTACGAAGCCTAACACCCAGGGGCTCAGGCCCCAGCAACCAACAGGAGATAGACACATGAGCGCCAAAGAATACGTCGTCGAGTCTTGCAGGATCAAGGGCTTGGCTTTGATGAAGCCCACGAAAGGCTCCCCTGAAATCGTTGCGCACGACTTCAACAAAAAGAATGCAAAGGGCGTGTTCCCTTGCGTGATTGATGCAAAAACTTGGGCTGAAGCCAAGGATCAATTGATTTCGTACTACAAACCCTAACCAACCCAGGGGCTCCGGCCCCATCAAAGGAAACATCATGCATGCAACTCGCCGATATTACGCTATCAAACTCTACGGCTTGCCTGGGCACCCTTTCCCAAAATTCTATGACTCTTACTTGACGATGGGGGCCGCAAAAAAGGCTGCGGCTCTGGCAATCGCCGAAGGATGGAGAATGGCCGAAGTGTTCAGGGATGCACCAAAAAAAGCCGGGTACTTGGGAATTGAGCGAGAGCTCATTGAGACAATTGGCAGATAACACCCATCGGCTCCGGCCCCAGCAAAGGACTCACATGAAGAACCCTAACGAATTTTGGCAAGAGGTCGCCTTTGCTCTTATCCTAGGCTCACTTGCCGGTTACGTCCTAGCAATTTACTTCTGAGGTGCAACCATGCCCCAAACGATCCTTAGCCATCTTCTGAGCCTGATGAACACCCACCAAGCCCCCTTCAAAGTGGCCACGCTTCTGACAGCGCGCCAGTTCAGCGTGACCCAGGCTTACGTCGAGCAACTTTTCTATAGAGGTGTGTAATGTGCCCACTATGCAAATCACCCGGCCGAGTGCTTGAGACCCGTATCAGCAAGCCCTCAGGTGTCAAGCGCCGCCGACTTCGATGCACAGTCTGCCTCTTCCGCTTCACGCTGATCGGTGACGCTTACAAGAAATAGAAAAAGTCTTACAGACATAGGGGGGCCGTATCGGAACAATGCACCAAACGGAGGCACCCATGACTTTTGACTTTGACACCAACTTGATTTGTAGCCTACTCGTTTTCTTGTCCTTTCTTGTCTCCAGCACCGACGACGACGAATAGCCCACAAACACACCAAAAGGCCCCCAGGGGCCTTTTTTTACGTCTCCCCCTGCCCTGACCCATCCTCGATCTGCCGGGGCTCCACGATCTTCGCGTCGATGATCTCGCCAGCAATGAGCCGAGCCTTCGCCGCCTCGAGCGCGTCATTAATACTAATACCAGTATGGACTATCTCGTGTTTCTGAGTTTCTGCCCATCTCATTTGGGTTTTAGTCCACCAGATAAGTGAGCCAGTATCGCCTTTAATAGCCTTCTGATACAGAGTCCCACCGATCGCCGCATTTGCTTTTGCTTTACCGGCTAATAACTCCTTCCCAAAGTGATCCCGCAGCGTATCGCTGTGAATACCATCCCGGATCAACGCGGCGATTTGCTCTTGCACCAGGCCGATCCCCGATAGCTTCTCAACGTAAGCTCGCTCCTCCTCGGTCGGAACGAAAGGAGGCTTACCAGCTCCCTCCCTCGCACCACCCCTACTAGAAATTTCTTGTCTGGACTTTTCAATCTCTTCATCCATGTTAGTGCTCCCTAACTTGTTTAAAGACTGCGCCGAATCTTGGCGATATCTGGCATATCGTCTGAGCAACCATCCTGGTACTCATCGAGCTCGGACAGCACGCGATGCACTACTGCTGGATCGCATTTGTCCCGCACGATCATGTGCATGGCTTGAATGAAAACCATGGTCTTGCATTTTTCAAAGGTGGCTTTTCGAACTTCCATATTGCAAGCGCCCCATGAAGATTCATGAATTCCTTTGAACAACCTCTGGCCTTGTGCTGGCCACTTCTGCGAGCCAACTCGACCGTCACCTGTCCAGATGACCATGTATTCCTTAATGCTCTTGCTCATGTTTAGTCCAAAACAAAAGCCCTTGGGGACAGTCTCAGGCTTTGGGCCTGTTGGCGGACACCGAGTAGGTGCAGACTGCCCTCAAGGGCTTACTCTAAGAACCGCCACCAAGCGGCTTGTGTGACATTTCTTTTTGTCACACCTCATTTTTTTCCTGTGACCTGAACCCCCTGTGACAAGTGTGACAGAGTTATCTGGCCCTTAGGGGCCAGTATAACAGCCTGTCACGCATTGTCAACACTTTCAGCTGCGTGACAAGCGTGACATGTCACACCATGTCACACCTGTCACACCTGTCACGCCGACCTGTTTCCGTAAGATTTCAGGCCCATAAAACACCCGGCGAACACTGTAGACATAGCGTGTTCTGTCACCTGATAACCGCCTTGGACCTCGCGCATAATTCCGTTGTCTTTGAGCTTTTTCCTGGCGCGGGACAGTGCTTGCCTGCGGTTTGCTGGGGTTGCGTGCTGGCCATTTTTTTCTTCATGGTCGTTCCATGTTTCAGCGCAGACGAAGGGCAAGTTTTCCGGTGCGCGGTTATAGCCGCATGCCTCTATAGCGTCTTCAAGCATAGCTATGGCCTCTGGCAAGCCCTTGGGCAATCCAGCGGATGATTCCTGATCGCCTTCTGGTTTGTCGCCTGGTGTAGCGATGACGGTGCCTATTGGGTCGCCAAAATTGTCTAGCGCAGTCGGGTGATTTACTGGCTTCAAATCAAAATACATGGGATCGAAATGCCGGCCACGGAATTTTTGGCCATGGGCGAATAGTTCGGTTGTTGTTTCTCCGGACTCGCGCCACAAGCACAGGCACCCATCAATAGAGCCGACAAAAGCGCTACCTCCACGCGGGAGAAGGCTTTCTTTTGTCGCGCCTTTGGATGGATGCATTAAGGCGATAGTGCATGGCATACCGAGCGGGGCCATTAGCTCACGCATGGCAATTGCTAACGCGTGCATGGCCCGATTGTCGTTTTCATCGTCTGCATTGCTGTGGGCTGGACCAGTATCAATAAACATCAGGTCATACGGGCCATGTGCAACAGCTTCTGACGCAAACCGCGCAAGCTGCAAGCCGTCATCAATGGCAAATGGGCGGCGCGTGAAGTAGATGCGGCCATGCAGCGCGTCAACGCTCAAGCCCATTTCTATGAGCATCACCTCCATGCGCAAACGCACGTCCTGAGGGTTTTCGCCGCACAGAAACAATACCTTGCAAGGCATCGTTTTCTTGCCAATCAGCGGCTTGCCGAGCGCCGTCATGACGGCCATATAAAGACTCACAGAAGTCTTTCCGCTGCCGGGGTTCGCTGTCATGGCGTACAGCCAACCACGCGCCAAAATATGCTGCCAAACGTAGGATACGCCAACGCCTTCAGACATGAATTCACTGATCGGCACCACATTAGCTAATGCCTCAACGCGCTGCGGAACTAGCAAATCTTTTAAATCATTCCCCGCCTGTGCATAGTCGTTCGCGTCTCCCTTGGTCGGCATGACAATCATTCGAGCCCCATACTTTGCACTGGCCTGCTCGGCATACCGCTGGCCAATGCCGCTCTCATCGTTATCGGCCACAATTACCAACTCTTGAACTGGCATCTGTTCACGAAGGGAGCCAGTGACAGGTACCAAGTTGCTTGCACTGTATGCAACGATGCAAGGCCTGTTCGTTACTTGGTGGATCGTCGCTGCTGTAGCAAAGCCTTCTGCTATGTACATCACACCAGGCTGATCGAGGGTGCCAAGCATCCAATACATCCCGCCAGTTTGTCCGCCTGAGTGATACAGCTTCCCACCGGCCTCATCAATGTATTGGAGGCTCGATAGCTCACCATCTGGGCTGAATAATGGCAACATGAGACGGCCATCACCCGTGACTCGTGCGCCGTGGGGCTCTACACCTTTACGCTTCAGATATGGATGCTCTGGGCTGGCCTGCACGCCACCTGCCCATATCGTTTCCACAGTGCTGGCGGCCACGCTTCGATCCCGCTCTATCTCGGCGTCGCGTTGTTTCTTCGCAGCAGCCACCCGAGCAATGTGGGCCATTTCCTCGGCGGGTGTCCACTTCTTGCCGCCCATGTCGGCTTTGACCGTCTGTGTGATGTCTTGCTTCCAGCATCCGAATGTGATGCATGGAATGCCGTCAGCGTGGCCAACATACCAGCCAGAACGATCAAATTTCTTTGACTCGGTGGATCTGAATCGATGAATCTTTCCGTCTAAGATAATCTCGGGCACTTCCAAGCCCGCGCGCCGAATGGCCTCGGCGAATTGGATTTCCGGTGCCTGGGGCACTGGGCTTACTGGGGGTGACCATGGGCCACCTAAGATCTTTGATAGATCAGCCATTGCACAGAACCGCTTGGGCGCTGCCTGTCAAATAGTCACTTAGAGCCGCCAGAACTCGGTGAGACGGATTACACGAAGGATTGTTCCGAATGTCCCTCAAAGTGTTCGGGTGCAGCTTCGTGCGCTCTGCGATGACTGTCAAACGCCTGTCCTGTAGCTGTTCCCTGATCTGGTCTAGTGTAAGCATGATTGTTAAAAATGTTGTGTTGAGGTGTTGACATCGTACACCCCATCAAGTTATAGTGTCAACACTGCACGAACTGATTCACAGACGGTGCAGCGAACGGAGATAGACAAATGACCAAGACACAAGTCACCCAAATAAGAGCGGCTATCAATGCAGCGCACCAACGTAACGATATGGCCGAAGCAGATCAGCTGCAAGCAAAACTCCATGCCCATTTCGAGCAACAAAGCGCGGCTTTCATTTCAAGCCCAGATGGTGTGCGCCATATGGCCGCCCTTGTGAACAAGTTTGACTGAAGGAGAGACAAATGCAAATGATTCGCAAATATGGCTACGTCAAAGTCTACGCCGCTCAAGTTGGCAATTACTGGTGCGTCTGGGAGACTGACTATCCAAGCCGTAACAACATGATCACAACTTGCGACACTATTGAAGAAGCAAAGCAAGCCGCCGAACTGTATGCTGATTGCATCAATAACGGGGTGGCGTTTTGAAAGACTGGCCATTCCCCACCTATAAGGGGGTGCCGCTTCCTAAGCCTAAGCCCTCCCCATTTAAGCAAGTTCCACAACAACCGGCCCCTTTGGCCCCTTTTTGAAAGATCACAATGGCAATCAATCTCAAATCAACTGGCCAACTGGCCGCCGCTGGTGTCAAGCTTCTGGTGTACGGCCAAAGTGGCGCAGGTAAAACTTGTCTTATCCCTACCCTGCCTAATCCGGTAGTCCTGAGCGCCGAGGGCGGCTTGTTGTCCATCGCTGGTGCAGATGTACCCTTCATTGAAATCAGCTCCATGGAGGCCCTTCGGGAGGCCTCCGAATGGCTAACCAAGTCTGACGAGGCCAAGGGTTTCCAGTCTGTAGCCATTGATTCAATCAGCGAAATTGCGGAAGTCGTGCTGAATCACGAGAAGAAAACAAACAAGGATCCACGCGCAGCATACGGTGCCATGCAGGAGCAAATGGCAGATGTCATTCGCGCATTCCGTGATCTGCCTGGGCGTCATGTCTACATGAGCGCCAAACTTGAGAAGACCCAGGACGAAATGGGCCGGGTTCTGTATTCCCCATCTATGCCGGGTAACAAGACTGGCCAGGCGCTCCCTTATTTTTTTGATGAAGTTTTGGCCCTACGTGTTGAAAAAGATGGCGAAGGCAATACCCAGCGCGCCCTGATGTGCGATTCGGACGGGCTGTGGCTGGCAAAGGATCGATCCGGCAAGCTGGGCACTTGGGAAGGGCCTGACCTGGGGGCAATCATTTCAAAGATTGGAAACAAGGAGTGAACATCATGCATAGCATCTACGATCGGAACGGCGAGCGCCGGCGAGCGCTTTGACTACTGCGAAGACGAAGACAACGAGTACCACACGGAGTACGACAAAAAGACAGACGTGCTAACCGTGCAGCATTGGAACCGAGAGCTCCAGGCGCACAACGCGCCGTGGCCCATCATCGCAACTTTTTATGCGCCCCGTCGGTGCGTCAGAGATTGGACACTATGACCATACTACGAGAAGCCGCAGAGATGGTGTTGGAGGCGCTTAACCATCTGAAGACAACCGTACTCGTAGATGAAGAAATTGCGGTTCTCCGAGCCGCACTAGCCAAAGAAAGTAAAGCAGAGCCGGTGGCGTGGATGGATCGAGACGGGGAGGTGTACAAGATGCCCGAAATCAAAAACTGGGCACCACCGCACACACCTCTCTACACCGCCCCACCCCAGCGCGAATGGGTAGAGCTGACAAATGAAGAAATTGAGTGGATTAAAGGTTCAGCCAATAGAGCGCTTGGTTATATACGAGTGACGGCAGCAAAGTTGAAGGAGAAGAACACATGACAGACAAAGAAATTATCAGCATGGCACGCAATGCGGGGCTTCCCGAGCCTTTTGTAGAGAGCAAGCAGTTGAAACGATTCGCCGCCCTAGTAGCAAGAGCAGAGCGTAACGCCTGCGCGGAGATAGTCTCCAGTCTTATGTTATCGACGAGCATCGACGTGGGCGTGGCCATAGCCCTGAGGAGAAAAAAATGGAGCGACTAATTGAGTGCGACACCTGCGGCTACCCGCTGCTTCCCGAGGAGCGCGAGGGGCTCGTTGAGATCAACGGCAAGATGTGCAAGCGCCAAGAGCCTCTGACGGATGCGGAGATAGAAAAACTGATGACGGCTACATGGGGCAGCGCCAGCATTGCTCCGCAATCTGTACCAGATTTCGCCCGAGCCATTGAGCGTGAGCTTGGGTTTGCCAAAGCCGAACTTTGGAATAAGCGTATCAATGATGCGGTGCTTGCCGAGCGCGAAGCCTGCGCCGAACTGGCCGAGAAAACAATCTGCGACACGCACACACCTACGGGCGTAAACATTTACGGCACACGCGCAGCCAAAGCCATCAGAGCAAGGGGTGAGAAATGAAATACGAAGACATCAAGAATTACGCAGCGCGATGCGATTCGCAGACGGGAATCATCACTCATCAGATGATCATGGATCGGCTGCATGACGAGATCGAGGAGCTTCGTGAGTACATTGAAACAAAGCTGGAGGAGAAGAAATGAGCGACGTACTTTGGGTGATGGGAACGATCTTTGCGGTCTATCTGCTGGTGATTCTCTACATTTGGTGGGCGATTGACTGAGATGGACAAGATAACAATTGAGTCACTTGCAGCGGAATGGGAAGACGCTAAGAACGAGGAGCGCCGGGCTACAGCAATGCGCCGTGAGGCAGAAGACAAGCTGGCCGAGGCGCTGAAGCTTGCAAAGAACCTGGAGGGAACTGTCAAAGAAATAACGCCCCTATATGAAATAAAAGTGGCTGGAAGGCTTGACCACAAAATTGACAGTGTTAAACTGCAGTCTCTAGCAGAGGAAGCCGGTCTGACCGAACACCTCTCAAGTTTGTTTAGATGGAAGCCAGAAATCAACATGTCTGCCTGGAAAGCTGCACATGAATCAATCACTGGCTCTCTGCTGGATGCAATCACCACAACGGCCTCACGGCCATCATTTTCAATTACACGCAAGGAGAATTAAATGAACAGAGCAATTATCGTAGTAGATCGTGGATGGATTTTCGCAGGCGACGTAACCCGCGAGGATGGTCGCATCAGGTTGACCAACGCTGTCTGGGTCTTTTCCTGGGAGCGCATCGGGTTTGACGGCGTGATTGCTGACCCAAAGAGTCCGTGGGCCAAAATCAAACCCATGCCCAACGGTGTGGACATCCCCGCAGGGGCCGAAGTGTTCTGCGTGCCCGTGGCGGACGGCTGGGGCCTGTGATGTTTAAACCCGTCGGCGACGGCTACGGCAACGGCTGCGGCTACGGCTACGGCCACAGCTGCGGCAACGGCTATGGCATCGGCTATGGCTACTGCAACGGTTACGGCGACGGCTACGGCTACGGCTGCAGCGGCAACTACGGCACCCCTGACGGCGACGGCTACGGCGCCGGTCACGGCGGCGCATACGGCCACGGCAACGGCTACGGCTGGGGCGAAAGCCGAGGATGCGGCGACGGCACGGTCAGTAACAACCTAAGGAGACGTGATGTTTAAACCCGTCGGCGACTGCATCGGCATCGGCAACGGCTATGGCTTCGGCAACGGCTATGGCATCGGCTATGGCTACTGCAACGGCGACGGCGACGGCGACGGCGACGGCAGTGGCAACGGCAACGGCAACGGCGACGGCATCGGCAACGGCTGCGGCTACGGCTACGGCAGCGGCAGCGGCAACGGCCACGGCAACGGCTACGGCGACGGCTACGGCTGCGGCTACGGCAACGGCTACGGCAACGGCTACGGCCACGGCAACGGCTACGGCGACGGCAACGGCTACAGCT